CGACGAGCACGGACAGGCGGGCTACGTCAATGCCCACTCCGACATGCAAGCGGCAGTTGACACCTGTTGGGGCTCAACGGGTCCGCGACGTGAGAAGCTGCTGCTGCACACCACCACCGCCGGCCGCATCAAAGAAGGCCCCTACAAGACCAAGTTGGAGCAGGTGGAAGCATCGCTGATGAGCGAGATGCAGTACCCCCTGGGACAGCCCCACCGCACGGAAGAAGATAAATGGTGTGCATTTTTATTGCAACTTGACAAATGGGAGGTAACTGACGATCTATCGAAACTCGACAACACGGAGTTATTCAAGAAAGTCAACCGAAGCATCGGCACCACCGTGCAACCGACGTATTATAGAGATAGGCTCCATGATGCCGCCACCGGCACCGAGGACACGAAACAAGAAGTGCTGACGAAGGACTTCAATATGTGGCAGACGGGCAAGGTGACGAAGTGGATCACCGGCGACCGCATCCGACCGCTACAGGTGGCGAAACGGATCACCGATTGCCGCTATCAGGACGGATGGCAGAAGATATTCGTGGGCATGGACTTCAGCCACGGCGACGACCTCTTTGCGCATGCTTATCTGGCCGTGAACTACATCCCCACCGCCACACCGCAAGGCCACATCTTTGCCGACTGCGATGCATGGATATTGGAGAAGGCACTGAACGACAGCCCGAACCGCCCGCTCTACGAGCAGTGGATAAAGGACGGATGGCTACACGTATGCCCCGGTGAGGTGTTCAACCCCGCCTACGCCATCAACCGCATAGCGCAGTTGGCATACGAGAGCAATGAGCAGGGCGACATCGACTTCATGCGCCCACGGCTCAACTTCCACTCGTTTGGCTACGACCCTGCCCAGAGCATCGACCCCATCAATCAACTGAAGGCATGGCTCCAGACGGCACTCCTACATCGCAGCCCTGATGCCAGCCCCAAGGACTTGGCCGACATCATCCAGGCGATGGTGATACCCGTGAGCCAGTCGGCCATGAGTCAGACACCCATCATCGGCCACCTCGAAACGCTCATCCTAAACAATCCCCCGCTGATAGAGTTCTCAGCCAGTCCGCTGTGGCCCTGGTGCTTCGGCAACTGCGCTGTGGAGATGGGCAACAACGACCTGCGTCGCATCGTGAAGGGCAGCGGACAGTTCAACAAGATTGACGTGGTAGCCGCCCTCGAAGATGCCATGCACCTGTTCGACGTGGCAGAGGGGAGGGTGAGTGAGTAAACAACGAATTACACGAATTTATAAGGAACTATGAAACCAGCAGAACGATTGCAGAAAGCCATACACCGCATAGACAGTGCCCTGTTGCACATGGAAGCGGTGCAGAGTGATGTGCACGACGATGATGTGGACATCATCATCGGACACCTGAAGCGAGCACAAGAGAAAGTGCACGCTCTGAACTACGCCAACCACCATCCAGGTAAGAAGGTGGTGCAGCAAGAGTTGTTTTGACAGCAAAGACATCACAGAATTATTAACCCAAATTGAAGGAATTATGAATATCAATATCGACAATCAGGGCGGGACGGTGAACATCGTGCCGCCTGTTTTGGATGATTACCGCGAGCCGCCACATCGTGCACAGCGGAAGAACTGGAAGCACACTTGGCGTTTGTTGGGTATTTACTTCACCATGTCGTCGTGCCGCGTGAAGATGCGGTATGAGACTCACGAACGCAACGACAGGCTGGCGCGTATTCATCGCGACATCAAAGGCAAGATGTACGAAAAGCAGCAGGGTGTATGTCCGATGTGCGGCAAGCACTTCGCGAAGCAGTGGATGGAGCTTCACCACGTACTGCCGTGGCGCAAGTTCCCCGAACTGCGAGCGGCAAAGCGTAACCACATGCTGCTTTGCCACGACTGCCACAAGGAGATACACTGTAACCCGTATATCGACATACGGCTACAGGAAGAGAAGGCGAAGGAACTGGGTATTGACCTGAAGAAAGTGTACGGATGGGCGAAATAGTAGTGTTTTAGCGTATGGAGAGTATATTCGACAACCCTCAGTACCGCGAACGCTGGGCGATGTACGAAGCGGCCTTGGAGGTTGGCTTGCCCATCGTGAGCCGTGATACGTGCGCCATCATCTGCGCCATGCTGTTAGTGTGGGGCAACGACGAACGGTTCACCCATCATCATCGGTTGGTGTGTGAACTTCAGTATGCTCAGAGGCGGTTCCGCGTCGATGGCGGTGAAAGCCCCGATGCTGACTTTGCACGTATTCTTCAGTCGTATGTCAGTCAGCTGGAACTCATGCAGCAGCGTGAGGACAGAGTACCCGACCATATCGACCAGATGTTCCAAGAACGCTACGGTTTTCATTATAACAAAGATTGAAAGATTTGGAAGATTTTTTTTGTGACAACTAATTAAACTAATTATAATAACAAAAGATTTTAAAGATTATGACAAACAGGGAAACAATTATTCATTGGGCGCAGGACATCATACCGGCGGTGTTTCGTGCTGAAATGGCTTTGCAGCTGGCCGTGCCGGAATGGAAAGAGAGGCTGGATGCTTTTAAGGATGGTATATCGAAGGAAGACCCGCACGCGGTGTCGATGGAGTACTGCTTGGAGATTGCCCGCATCATTGTGACGCAAGGCTCGGACTACGTGCCCGACGGCAGCATCAACGGCGAGGCTGACTTTACATGAACAAAGATTTGGCAATTTAAATGAACAAAGATTTAAAGATTTTGAAGATTTGGTGACTGTTATATGAACAAAGATTTTAAGATTTTGAAGATTATTGCGCGACGGGAAGCAGAATCTTTTTAATCTTTAAATCTTTGTTTTAACCTGTTGTTTTGCTAACTCTGACTTTACAATTTGGTGGTAGCTTATGCAAAAAGGTAAGAAAAAGCATAAAAAAGTATGCTTTGACGCGAAATAAATGCGTAAATACTTGTGCATTTCCGAAAGTTGTTATATCTTTGCATCAGAAAAAGAAACAAATAACAAATTAAACCCCAAGACCCTGACGGGCACCAAGATTATGAAGACTACAGCAAACAACAACGAGACCAAGAAGATGACACTCGACGAGGAGATGGCAATGTGGGAGGCACGCGCAAACGACGAGTTCGGAAAGACCTTGAAGGAGATCAACGAGAAGGCTTTCAACGAGTGGTTTAACGAGGATGACGAGAATGGAATCAGCCAGACCCCAATCAGCCACCACATCACCGCCTACGCTCTGGACGGCAACCGCAAGCACACTGCCAACGTCATCCGCAACATCATCGAGGACTACGACATGATGGAAGACGTGAAGGAGCTGGTTAAGAAGATGATGAAGCTGGCCGCGTAACAACGGCCAACTTCACTCACAATAAGTCAAACCCATAAAAGCATAAGACAATGGCAACATTCACTAAAACATTCGACGGCAAGAAGTTTCACTACTGTTTTAACGGGAAACCCTACCGCAACTCATGGCGTGATTTCAAGTACGGCTGTTTCGCCACATCAAGAGAGACGGGCAACTCATTCCCCGTCAGTCTGGGCAACAGCAAAGAATCTACACTTCGCTCAATGGCTCACTGCTACGCTCACTACTGCGATATGGAAGCTATAGAAATCGGGGAGGCTTAACACCTCCCTACTAAAAGCATAAGGAATTATGAAAGAATCTTTTTATAAAATATTGGCAGAAGTGATTGCTGAGTGCGAGGAACATCCATATAAGAATACCGACAAGTATATTGTGCCAGGGTGGGAAGCAAGAATGAGCAAGAAGAACCTCGGAGAATGGACAGACGAGGAGTATGACATCATCAAAAACCATGCCGACAAAAAGACCAACGAAATGTGCAAGGCATCGAAACTCGACTGTGAGGTGTTCTGTGACGGCGGTGGCTATATGTATTTATTGATTTACTAAGTTATGACCAAGGAACAACAGGCAGAGCGCATCGGGGCACGTATCGCTGCCCTGCGCAAGATGAATAAGTGGAGCCAGCAGCAACTGGCTGACTGGGCAGGCATCAGTCGCCAGCACGTAGGGCGCATTGAGAAGGGTGAACTCGTCAGCGTCAGCTTCGTCACCATCCAGGCCATTGCCGAAGCCATCGGCATGACCGTCGACATCATTGACCCAGCACTGGCAGACCTGGCACCACTGAAACGGCTGACACCGTAAGACATCGAGAGAACATTAACCCAACGAAGGGAGCAACTGAGCGAATCGGTTGCTCCCTTTGTTTTATCAAGAATTATTATGAAAATACCCAAGATTAAGGAAGACGAAAGTCTTGCCATGTGGGAGGCACGATTGGCACAGGAGTTTAACCTTGACTATAAGATGCAAGAGCTCATTCGCGAGGTCAGCGTCACGGCGTATATTCACGGAACGAACGTTATACTCGAAACTCTGAAGAAAGAAGGGAAAATATAAACAACTAATTAAACGAATTAAGAACTATGACAGAACAAGAATTTGACCAGCAAGTTTGGCGGCGGTTCGATAACGTGACAACCGACACGGGAATTGAGACGACGGTGATGAATGTATGCTTCTCGACCAGGAGCGTGCGTATCTATGTGAAGAATGCACCGCCGGAGTGGTTGCCGTGCAAGCGTATTGTGGCGCACACGACGCGCAAAGGCGACACGGCAGACGAGGGAACCATCATCGAGGAGCTTCACAACACAATCATGAAGCAACACGAACAGATTGAGCGGCTGAAGACTGAAAAGGCGCAGTTACAGGAGAAAATCAGCAAGAACTATCTGTCGGACATCCTTTGCGCCGTTAACATGATGAAGCAAGGCCTGGCTGAGAAGAAGAACAAGCTGGAGAAGGTAGAGCGCGGCCTTGACTTAGTTGTCAGCACGCTCGCGAAAATCGAGTAAACCATTGCGGGCTTCGTGCTCAAGAGATAGCCGAAAGCGGTGACGGCTTTGTGTTCATCGCAATCCATACATTACGATTAAACTTCTAAAGACAATGAAGAAAATCAAGATGAAGGACACCATTCTGAGTCATTACCAGAAAGTCCACGAGTTAGAGATGGACGGGTACACCGTCCGAGTGTTCAAACCCCGAACGATGCAGCAGTTGCCAGCGCACAAGATGCTGGAGTGGATTAAGTTCAGAGCCGAGGATGCAATCAGCTACATGGTTATGGAGCAGAAGGCAGACTGGCTGCTGGGCAATCCTGACTACGGCATGTGGGATGCCCAGACGATCTACCACTACGACCCGCGCAACAAGGCTTTTGACATCTACATCGCTGCCATCCTGGTTCGTCCGTTCAGCCGTGAGGCTTACGAAACCTACTGCCGTCTTCATGAGAGTATCGACGAGGTAAACCAACGACTCATGCTGATGTGGGACTCACGCGAGTTTGACCGCATCGGAGGCTACGATACCAGCTACGGAGTCTACAAGAACCAGGAAGAGGCAGATGCAGTGATGTACCGCGTAGTCAATGAAGAGGATGACATCGCGGACACGTCGCCCGACTTCTATCACAGATACGACGACAAGAATTATACCGCCAAGATGCCCGACTCTCTTGTCATGCGATTCCGCCACAAGGACGGCTTTGTTCAGAACGGCACGACGTGGCCTGTTGAGATGGGCGTGCCCGACGGATTCCAGGAGAAACTGAAGGCGACGCTTCAGGACTTTCTGAACTTCACGAAGGAGCACCCGGAGTTCAAGGAGATGCACTTCTACACCGAGCCGACGGAGTGGGAGAACGAAAAAGAGGAGGCGGGCGAATAAGCCCACCTCTTTTTGATTTAATACAAAGATTTTAAAGATTAAAAGATTTTCCACCGCTGATTAAATCTTCAAAATCTTAAAATCTTTGTTCTTAATTAGTATAATTCGTGAAATTCGTGGTCGTATAATCTTTTAAATCTTAAAATCTTTGTTTATAAATGTTTGTCATTATGGAAATCAAATTAGTTACCTACAACATCGACGGCCTGCCGGAGCAGTTGGACTTGCGGCAGCTGCCGTGGGTGCTTCGCCCGCTGGCCAGGCTCTACAGGTTAGTGAATGGCACCTACATAGTCCGCGTGAATGACAACGACGGCGTGGCCGGGAAGATTGCCGAGATGAGCCGACGGCTCGCCGAACTGAAGCCAGACATCATCGCCGTACAGGAAGACTTCAATTACCACCGGGAGCTGCTGTCAGGGCTGACGGGCTACGGCTGCGGCTCGCATACCGGCGGCATCACGTTCCGCAACGTGCGCTGGTCCCCTTACCCACGCTGCAAGGCCGACGGGCTGGGCCTGCTGGTGAGGCAGGACATGGTGATGATGGACGACGAGCGCATTGTCCCGTGGCGCAAGTCGCACGGATACTTCACCCACGCCAACGACCGGCTTACTCAGAAGGGCTTTCGACGCTACACCGTCACCGTGGGCGACTGCGTGGAGATAGATGTCTATGTGGTCCACATGGATGCGGACTTCTACCACCCTATCCTGCGCCCCGACGTGAACAAGGACGTGGCGGCACGGCGTGCACAGCTTCAGCAGTTGACCGAGTACATCATTGCCCGATATGACGAGGGCAATGACCGCCCGGCCATCATCATGGGCGACACTAACTGTAACTACGGGTACGAGTGGGACAAAGAGCTCATCGAGTACTACCTGCGTCTGCCGCTGCACGTTCACCGCTCATTACAGGTAGCCGAGGGCGAAGGCAAGTACAACGTCGGAAGCGTCGACCGCCTGTTCGTGGTTAACAACTACTGCTCGCGCTACTGGCTTAGGATAAAGTCGAGCCTGCCCGACAAGTCGTTCAAGGGACTGTCCGACCATCTGCCACTTGTGGGAGAAATAGAAATAGGACAAAGATTTAAAGATTTGAAAGATTAAAGATGAAGGGGTGGAAAATCTTTTTAATCTTTAAATCTTTGTTCTTTTATTTTTGAGTAAACCACCATCGGGGTGTTGCACGTAGGTAAACAAAACCCCGCAAGAATGGAATACATCTCAATTGACACCATCGTCACCATCCTCGGCCTGTTTATAGGTGGAGGTGGCGGCGCGTTTTTTACATGGCGGTGGCAGCGTCGCCGCGCAAAGGCAGAGGCAAAGACCGCCGAAGCCGATGCAGCAAAGGAGTGGCAGGATGTCTATCAGCAACTGATTGAGGACATCAAGACCGACCGCGACGAGCAGAAGCAGTACATCGCCGAGCTGAAGGACGACCGCCAGCACCTGCGCCGCGACCGCGACGATCTGCGCAAGCGTCAGGACGAACTCGAAGAGGCCGTGCGGACGCTGAAGCGCGACGTTGACCGTACCAACCGACTTGTCGAGACGATGCGCCCTCTATTGTGCGGCTTGGCAGGAGAGTGCCCCAGCCGAAAGCCCGTAGCACCTGCGGACCTCGGAATCACTAAACCGCGCACTAAAGCCAAGCCGCAAAGTATTGAACCAATAGACAACGATACCCTATGACCGACCTCACCATCCAACAGCTACGCACGGCCATGCCACAGGCTACGACCGCCAACCTTCAGCGTTTCATCGGACCGCTGAACGAGACGATGCGCAAGTACTGCATCACTACCCCGCTGCGCCAGGCTCATTTCCTTGCACAGATTGCGTGGGAGTCAGAACAGCTGCGCTACACCGAGGAGATAGCCAGCGGTGCCGCCTACGACACCGGCGCAAAGGCCAAAGCCCTCGGCAACACCCCGCAGGCCGACGGCGACGGGCAGCGATACAAAGGCCGTGGACTGATACAAGTGACGGGCCGCACGAACTACAAGAAATACGGCGCGTACATCGGCAAGGACATGGAGAACCTACAGCAGCGCAACTGGCTGCTGCTGCGCGAACCGAAGTATGCAGCCGACTCAGCAGGCTGGTTCTGGACCACTCACGGACTGAACGCCCGCGCCGACCGCGACGAGCACACTAACATCACACGTATCATTAACGGCTCCACCGTTACCGCACCGAAGCGGTTGCCGTATCTTAGGAATGCCAAGATAGCCGTCGGACTGATCAAGAAACAGCAATGAAGAAAGTTTGTTCTGTCATAATAATAATAGTTTTGGTGTTAAGCCTGGCCGCCTGCTCGCCGAGAATCGTCGAGCGGGTGGAAAGGCTGACCGACACCTGCTACGTCAGCCGTCAACAGCGCGACAGCATCTACCTGCGTGACAGTATCTACTTGCACGAATACCAGAAGGGCGACACTGTATATATTGAACTGACCAAGTGGCGCACAGACTTCCGCGACCGGGTGAAGACTGACACCATCTACATCAGCAAGACAGACACCGTGGCCACGACTGTCACCGTAGAGCGCGAGCCGTCGTGGACTGACTCATGGCGCGACAAGGCCGTCATCGTTGCCCTCATACTTTTATTACTCTACTTAGCCCGCAAACGCCATGAATAATTACAGCATCACCTTCGTCTCGCTCCGCGCCGCCACCACCTACACCCTGAGTATCGGCGGCGGCACCGGCACCGCCATCCCACTGAAAGGCGCAGCCCAGCCCTTCACCACCCAGGAAGATGACACCGACGATATGTTCACACCCGTCCGCACCCAGAGCGGCTACATCCGCATCGTCGACGACGGGAAGGATGCCAACGGCAACTCGTTCGACTGGCGCGACCTCATGCCGAAGACCGGCACCGAGCGGCCCGTCACGCTGAGCCATGTTGACGGCGGCAATACCGTTATCGACTGGGCGGGCTATATGCAACCGCAGAACTTCGGCGGCACGCTCTATGGCGGCACACAGGAGCGGGAGTTCCCCGTGCAATGCCAGCTGGCCGCGCTCGAAGGTTTCAACGTCGACCAGAGCGTCGATATTGTCAACGTCGGCTATCTGCTCTACTCGCTGCTTGACAATATAGGAGCCGACAAGTGGCGGTACGTCTACTTCCAGGGCAGCGATGCCGTCGACTCATGGCTGCTGAAGAAGGCCACCATGATGAACTACGCCACCGAAGGCAGCGGCGAGAACACGTACAGCAGTCTACAGGCCATTCAGGACATCTGCGCATTCTTCGGATGGACGCTGCGCACTCATGGCAACGACCTTTGGTTCACCGCCGCCGACGATGCTGTCATCAACTGGCAGTTCGAGCGCATACAGTTCAACGACCTTGCAGACATCGACCACGCCCAGCCCGTCAACGTGTCGTGGCAGACATTCGGCATGACCGACTTCGTGAATACCGACAACGAGGAATCATACGCCATCGGCATCCGCAAGGTCACAATCAAGGCCGACATCAATAGCCACAATAACATCCTCGAAATACCGATGTCGGAAATCAAACCGCTGTTTGACGGGAAGCCGGTCAGCCAGGTGTCGGTGGGCGACAAGACGACATTCATCGTGCAGTATTGGCCGACAGAGTACGAGAATAACCTGCTGTCGATTGACTGTTATTGGGACCAGTCGTATATCATGGGACGCTTCACGGCGTTTGAGATATATGAGGGCGACGTGTCTCAGAAGCACAACTACAACTTCACCTACGAGCTCGTCTGTAATGGTCGTAACGTTCCATTCAATGAGTACTGCTTCAAGCTGTCCAGCAAGTTCCCCATATCTTTCGACAACGGTATGCTGACCATCAACGGCGAAGTAAACATGGAGGGCGACAACAACGACGGCAGCGGCAACGGCTACATCGTCTGCGCCCTGAAGGTGGGCAATCTTTGGTGGGACGGTTCCGACTGGGGAGGTAATTCGGCCACATTCCAGATACCCATTGTTAACAATAAGATAGCCGACAACCGCCAGCTGGCTGGGCCTTACGTCTCATACAACGGCCACGGCATCCCCATCAGCGACATGGGCGGGCTGGTAGAGTTCCGCTGTCTCGGCAGCCACTCCAACGGAACCTCCGAGGGCGAGGCTTGCGGCTTCCAGTCGCTGACGTTCGGATTTGCACGTCTCGCATCGCTTGCACCCAACAACAATGCCACCGAGAATACCTACACGGCAACGAACAACAGCAAGTTTGAGGACGAGAAAAACATCGACCTCGTTTGGGCCAGCGACAACGGAAACTCGCAAGGCTACGGCATACTGATGAATCCGAGCGGATCGTATCTGACCCAGCTGCCCTACACGGCATCGTCGCAGGGAGGGCAGAACGACCGGCCCGAGCAGCACTTGGCCGACCGTATTGCCGGATTTCATGAAGAGAACAAGCCTGGACTCAGCGTAAACCTTGACACCGACAGCATCGGCGACGTTTCGCCCGGTTGCATGTCTGGCAGCTACTACCCAATAGCCATCAGTCACGACTGGTGGAACGACATCACAATACTTCGACTTTTAGAAATGCCATCATCATAATATATGGAACTGTCAAGACGAACAATTCAGCGAATGATCCTGCGTAAAAGCGGCGACACAACGGTCATCAACCAAGGCAGCGAAGGCGGTGGCGGTGGCAGTCAGCCGTCAGTCGCACTCGGCCCACTGCTGACCAGCCTGAACTCCGAGGCCATGCCGTCGGCCGAAGGCTATCTCCATTGGACCGGCTCGGCCTGGGCTTTCGATACGCCCACGGGCGGCGACCCCGTTGACCTGACTCCCTACGCCCTGAAGACGTGGGTGCAGGATAACTTCGCCTATAAGAACGACCTCGTAAACTTTATCACCAAGACCGAGGCCGACGGTTACTATGCCGCACTCAACCACACCCACGCCAACTACCTGCCACTGTCGGCTGGTGCGAACAAGGCTCTGACTGGTAGCCTGTATTTCAGCGGAAATTCCGGCATTAACTGGGCTGGAGGTGTCGGCATGCTCGCCTGTACGCCCGAAAGCGGGTGGACGGGTATCTCGTCGAGCCAGTGGGGAGTCGGTGCGCTGAGTGCGCAGGGAGTCATCCGCTCAAACGCCAACGACATCCTGCACTACCGCAACGGCACCAATTACAAGGTCTGGGATGCTTACAACTTCACGCCCTCCGACTACCTGCCACTGACTGGCGGCACCGTAGAATCGCTCACCGTCACCAACGGCCTTGATGCTGACTCAATAACCGTCAGTTCAATCGTAAACTCCGACACCCTCGCCGAGTATCTCGACCAGGACGCTTCCGATGCTCGATACTTGCAGCTGACGGGCGGCACCGTAAGCGGCAACGTGACGATGAACGGTGGCGGTATCTATTTCAAACGCACATCAGGAGGTAATGTAGATGGTGCAATACTTGCCAGCACCGTCACGCCTCCAGGCTATCAGAGTGCTGTCGGTTGCATCACTATAGGAGGTGCTGTCAATTTCGATAATGACGGTGCGCCTCCTATGGTCGCAGGGGAATGGCTCGCTACGCAGGAGTGGGTACAAAGCCAATATACCTCTTTATTCACCCAATTAGCCAACTACGACGGGGCCGTACAGATAACCATCGGCGGAACGCAGAAATCCCTCACGATAGATTATGCTTCCACAGCAGGAAGCGCAAACACCGCCGTCAATGCCGACAAGCTCGACAACCACCACGCAGATGACTTCGCCCTCGCGTCGGCACTCGGCAATTATCTGCCATTGACGGGCGGAACAATGGCTGGACCGCTCAATATGGGTAGTTATATGTTGTCATTCGGCACTACTGCTGCTATATACTATGCTGGTGGATTAGCAGGTAACATACTCGTCTTAAACGCTGACAACGTCGATATTATGACAGCGGGCGGCAATTTCAGATGGAACAGCCAGAAAGTTGCTACGCAGACGTGGGTGACTGCACAACTTGGAAGCTACCTGCCTCTGACTGGCGGCACCGTCAACGGCAACCTGAACGTCAAGGGGACCATTCATGCGCAAGACTCTAATGGCAACAACAAGGTCATTATCTACGGTACGACCGGCAACATCCGCGCCGAGAAAGTCTACATTGGCGGCTCGACAAGCGGCTACGAAGCAGCCACCCACAACTGGGTGACATCCCAAGGCTATCAGGCCAACGTCATCGAGAGCGTCAAAGTAAACGGCACCACACTGAATCCAACCAACAAAGCCGTCGACATCCCCGCCGCCACCTCCGACGGCAGTACCTTCGGTGTGGTCGCCATTGGCACCGGCTTCTCTTTCGACGAGGACCGCCTGTGCGTTGACACATCGACTTTCGCCACCCGCACATGGGCAGACGGTCGCTATCTGCCGCTTACGGCTGGAAGCAGCAAGCCGCTGACGGGAGAGTTGTTCATCAATAAGTCGGCAACAGCGTCGGCAACAAGCGACGTTGCCCTTGCCATTGCAAATAATTGGACAAGAACCGATATTAAAGACAAGTCGATAGGTATTACGATTGGCGCAAGCTCAGATTATTATTTCACGAAGATTGCCACTGTGTTTGAGAGCCAGAATCCTGACTACTTGCGTCCCGCCTTGGCTTTTTACACGATGGATTCTACTGCCGCCGCAGGAACAGAGGTTGAAAGGATGAGAATTGCGGCAAATGGCAACGTCGGCATAGGCACAACAAGCCCCGCCTACAAGCTCGATGTGAGCGGTGTGATTAAGGCAACCGATGGCGTAATGGTTCGTGATGCCAACGGCAACCGCGTGGGCTTGGGCATCGACGGGCTGGTGATGATGTACCCGTCGAGTGGAAGTTCCGCTTCGGCCTACGTTATGTCATTCGAGTACGACGCAAGCGGAAGCTGGCCAATGGTGAAGACCAAGTTCTCGGCGCGTCCGCAAGTTATCACAGGACAGTCTGGCAGCACTTACACCTACACCAACGTTGCCTTGGCAAGCGACTTGACTGATTATGCCACGCAATCATGGGTCAACGGCCGTGGCTTTGCTTCTGCGCAAGACTTGTACGACCTTGGCACCCTTGTCACCACGGGGTATCTCCCGCTTACGGCTGGCAGCAGTCATCCGTTGACGGGGAATATTGTCTACAAAGGAACAAAGGCCACGAAGGAGATGATTGCGTTTATTGACAACACGGCGAACACCTCGGGCAACGGTATTGCCATCGGCGGTGGTGGTATGACTGTTATCGGCGGCGGAGAAAGTGCAGCTAACATGGCCAGCGCCTGGCTTGAAGCAGACCAAGCACATTACGGCGGTGACGAGGTGATGTATGTCTGCAACGATGCTGATGTGTCGATATTCACCAACGCCACGTCGTGGGCTAACAAGAAGGAGTTCCTGTTTAAGGCCAACGGAGACATGAAAATAGCGGGTGCGTTATATGGAGCAGGAGGTTATATCGACTTGCAATATAGCGACGAGATAAACCGTTATGGGGGTAACTTGTTTATTCAGCACAGAGGTGGGGACGGTTTGACAGGCTCAGGCACTGGCAGTGGGAATACTGGTAATCTTATAATATGTTGCAATGGTGGCAGCGTGGGTATCGGCACAAGAATCCCTGTTTATAAGCTGGACGTGAACGGCAATACGGGTGTAACCGGTAGCCTTGATGTCAGTATTGAGCTGAGCGTCGGCGATGTTACCAATGGCGGGGTGTGGCTGTCGGACAGTGCTTTTGGCGTTTGGACCATGAGCGGAACGAACCGCCAAGATACGGAACTGATGAGCCTTGCAAGTGGCGGTGTCACGTTTAGTGGTGACACGATAATGACCGGAAAGCTCGCTGTCGGCACCACCACCTTCGACGGCTCGAATGCGAAGTTGCAGGTCGGCGGCAATATGTTTGCGACAGGAAGTATCACGTCTAAGTCGAACGCTGGCAACGTGTCGCTGGGCAACGGCAACATCAGCGCGACCAACCTCTATATCAGCACCGTCGTATTCGGAAACTCCAACAACGATGCCGCATTCTATGTGAGCAATGGCCACATCTGGGCTCGCAATTCTTCAGGAACTTCAACAATGATTGTTTAACTTTATAAAAAAAAACGAAGAACTATGACAAAAGTGAATTTCAGAACCATCACATTCAAGGACATTGAAGACAAGGAGCAGCTGTTTGACTGCCAGAAAGGACTCGGCAACGCCATCTACATGCAGGGAGCTGACATCGAAGAGCGCGACCTCGGGCGCAAGATCTACTACGCCGACGGCGAAGTTGAACTGACCGACAAGCAGGTCGAGGTAGTGAAGCGGTTCGCCGCTCACTACAGCTACGTGCTCCGTGAAGCCGTAGAGAAAGCACTGACACCCGAGCCGTGAGGCTCCGACACCATCATAGGTTTGTAATTTGAGTTATTAGTTAAGTTTAGTTTTTGTGTGTTTTTCATGGTGGCCCCCGAAGCGTCGGGGGCTTTTTTGTTTCTATAACAAAGATTTGAAGATTCAAAGATTATTATTAAATGAACAAAGATTTAAAGATTTTAAAGATTGTAGGATTATTGAACAAAGATTCAAAGATTGAAAAGATTGTGCCGCGCGAAAATCTTCAAAATCTTAAAATCTTTGTTCAGTAATTTATCAGTCGACAAAGATTTAAAGATTTAAAAGATTGTGCCCCGAAAATCTTCAAAATCTTAAAATCTTTGTTCAGTAATTTATCAGTCGACAAAGATTTAAAGATTTAAAAGATTATGCCGCGCGAAAATCTTCAAAATCTTGAAATCTTTGTTCTGTTAATTAGTATAATTCGTGAAATTCGTGGTCGTATAATCTTTTCAATCTTTTAATCTTTGTCCAGTAAACCGTTTCCCGTGTCGTGTTGGCATATCAAAGACATTAACGCGATATGGAAATAATCACTTTTGACCAAATCAAAGCCCAGCTGCGTCTCGACGATGAGCAGGCCGCACTGGAGCACGACCTGCTGGAGATGTACGGCGAGGCCGCTGAGGAGACCGTGCTCGACCTGATACGCCGACCGCTCGACGAGGTAGTATGCAAGTACGGAGCCATCCCCGCCCGTCTGCGCCAGGCATGCTTAATGCTCGTCGACATCAGCTACAAGGAGCGCAGCCCGGCCAGCTCTCAAAACATGAGTGCTGTGCCTTATTCATTTGACCTTTTGATAAAACCCTTAATGAAATTATCGGAATGATGGAACAGAAAAGGATATATTTTAAGAGTGACTTCCGTATTATCGAGCACTCTGATAATGGTTATACACTTCCGTTTGAATTTATCTATTATACAAACGACCCGGCCAGGTCGTGGGTGGCATCATTCGACGGTACGACGTATAAGGGGTGTGAACTGGATGATGATACCCATCTTTGCATTGCATTCGATAACCACGTCATGGGGCTTGGAAGGCTTGTAGTTGAACGCCACTATTTTTTGGATGATATTCACTACCAGACTGGCATCTGCGATGAGGTGATTATGCCTTCGCCGGTTGTGGTGGAAGAAGATGGCGTTGAAAAGGAAATCGTTCTCTCAGTCCGTGGGGATGATGTATTAGCGGCTCCTTCCGACGTGCCTCCGTACTGGACGCGAGGCCCGCAGGGTCCGCAAGGCGAGAGAGGTCCGCAAGGTTTACGTGGTGAGCAGGGTCCGAAGGGCGACCCCTCGACGGCTGACATAAACCTCGTCGGCACGGTGGTGACAGTCACCAATAATGCGGGCGAGGAAACGAGCCTTGACCTCGAAGACGCGATAGAGGATGCTGTCTATAATGTGGTGGTTACGCAGGAAGTGGTGCAGATTGCTGTGACTGTTGCTGCCGATGCACCGCAGGGAACAACAGCAAGCGGGCTTGTAATCAATGCCTATTATAACGATGCTTCCGTGCCGTCAGCGCAGACAACCACGGATGCCAACGGTATGGCAGTGCTCAGGGTGCCAGCTGGATATAAATACAAGTTGGTGTTCCCAAGTCAGCAAGGGTGTAAGCCGATTCCTGATGTGGTGCATACGGCCAGCATTCCACAAAGGTCAGTTGAGGTGGAGTATTTCGCGGACACCATTTCCGAAGGCGAGCTTGTTAAGGTTGTGCTCCAACAGAAGGTAGCCGATGTCATCAGCAACGTCGCTGGTGCTACGGTCAGCATAGCCTATGACGGCGTTTCAACGGATTATGTGACAGACTCACAGGGGCAGGTAACAGCGACTATTCCTTATGGCAAGACTTACACGGTGACGGCGCCGCAGCGTGAGGGGTGGTATCTGCATGAGAACAGATATACTGACACGCATACTGCCGACCAGACAGGACGGGTGGTGCTTTTTACCTACCGTCAGTATGAGAGCGGGCTGTATATCGTGTCTGCCGACGGGCTGGAATATACGCTGGAGCAATGGGAGGCAGCCGTGCAGGCGGGCACGGTCGTCAACAGTGATGCCGTGCTCATCAAGGTCTCTACGGGTGAGCTTGCGCAGGCAGGCGGCGTCTTTGCCATTGACATTGACATGGTGCGCGAACGCAGCTACGGTGCCAAGCGCGCATGGGCCTCGCAGAATGTGCTGTTCAACAGCATCCCGAACAACGGCAATTCCCTTTCTGCTAACTATTACTACGACGGACTTACGGCATCGCGCCGTGTCCAGCAGGAAGGCGATGACCGCGCCATAGACACGCTGGCCTCTGACCAGGCACTGTCGCAGAGCCGCACAATAGCGGCTGGCACGCCGTCGGAACGCATACTGCCAGGATTCCTTGGAGCGGTCGGCCAGTGGAAAGAGCTGTGGATGAATGCGGCGGAGGTGGATGACATACTGCTCTCCGTAAGGCCAAATGGCACATACCTCTTCTCAAAGCTTACTGAGAGTAAATGGACAAGTACGCAGAATGGAGGTAACGGCGCCTGGTACTGGGGGGCCGCTGCCACCAGCAACCTCAAGAACTACAGCTTCGTTGTCCTCCCATTCTTCGCGTATTGAACTCTTTATCTCTTTATCTCTTTGCCTCTTGGGTAGAGCAGACTCTTGACGACCGCCGCAACAGAGTTGCGGCACTGGGGAAAAGCATCAGACACCAAATCTTAATGACAACCAAATATGCTGAGTGAGAATTTGCAGATTTTCCGTGACACCTACGAGCTGTGCGCACAGATGTACAAGGCCATGCCAGACGTACCAAAGCACGCGAGATACGGTGAATATGGACGTGCGGTGAGCATGTCGCTGGAGGCGCTTGACCAGATATACGTGGCCAACAGTGACCGTGAACAGCGGCCAGCAGCACTGACACGCTATCTGCAACTCATCGGCGGCGTTCGCAGCCGCGTCCGCCTGTTCAAGGAGCTAAAAGTACTGTCGGCGCGTCAGACCGTCAATATGATGTATCTGATAGACAAGGTCTCCAAACAGGCGACGGGGTGGCGCAACGCTTCGCATGGCCAGAGCCGCCAAGGTACGTCCAAGACGGGAGAGCCGCACTTCTGAAAGGAGTGATACGGACTGTCGCTTTCGCCTGCCACGGCAGGATAAGCAAAGGATTTGAAAGAATAACCAAGTAACAGTAAAAACGCAGAATGGAGGTAACAACGCCTGGAACTGGGGAACCGCTGCCAACAACAACAACAAGAACAACAGCTACGTTGTCCTCCCATTCTTCGCGCATCACACGGGAAGAGCACGTCACGATAGAGGAGGTGTTTGATGCTTACTATGACTGCCGGCGGCACAAGCGGTCTAAGCAGAGTGCCGTCAGGTATGAGCTTGACTACGAGCTGGAGAACTACCGGCTGTGGCAGGAGTTGAATGGCATGACCTACAGCCCGACGGTCAGTACGGCTTTCTGCGTAACAAAACCGAAGCTGAGGGAGGTGTTTGCGGCCGATTTCCGCGACAGGATAGTTCACCATCTGCTCTATAACAAGCTGAACTGGATGTTCGAGGCAGAGTTGACGGACTGTGCTTTTGCATGCCGCAAGGGAAAGGGGACGCTGTACGGTGCAAGGTATCTGAGACAGGCGATGGACGAGCTTGGCGGTGATGCCTGGTATGTCAAGTGTGACGTGTCTGGATTCTTCATGGCCATCGACAGGGACATCCTGTTCCGTGAGGTAGAGCGGATTATGAGGAAATACTGGAAGGACGGACCGCTGGACTGGTGGCTGTGGCTGTCGCGCACCGTCATCATGCACAGGCCTGAGCAGAACTGTGAGATCCACGGCAATGCAAGGCTCTGGGAGGGTCTGTCCGAGGATAAGAGCCTGTTCTGCTCCGACGGCGTTGGCCTGCCGATAGGCAACCTTACGTCGCAGGTCTTTGCCAATGTCTATATGGGCATCTTTGACCGATGGATACTCAGCAGGCTTGGCGGCGGCGGTCGCTATGGCAGGTATGTCGACGACTTCATCATCATCCACCCCGACCGGCGCGTGCTGATGGGGCTGCTCGGCGAGGCAAGGGACTTCCTTGGCAGCGAGCTGAAACTCCGTCTGCACCCGCGCAAGGTCACTGTCCAGCAGGTCAGGCGCGGAGTACAATTCACCGGCACATACATTAAGAGCGGCCTGCTCCTGCCGGGCAGAAGGCTGAAGAGCAGGGCCGTTGGTGCGGCTGAAGGGTGGACGGGTGGAGATGCGGACTGTCTGCGCAGGAAGGTCTGCAGCCTGAACTCTTACTACGGACTGCTCATACACCTGAGCAGCTATAGGCTCAGGAAGAAGATGTGGCGGTCGCTTGGCAGTTATGAACATCTGAATTTGATAAACAACAAGAAATTGAAAATAGTTGGACTATGAGAAGATTTGTAAAAACATCGGTACCGTCCGACGGGTACGAGGAAGTCAGGAAAGTCGGAGAAAGGTATGTAGTACGTATGGAGCCTGTCAGCAATGGTGACGGGAGCGTGACGTGCTACGAGTGTATGACTGACAGCGAGCCTGACATGGAGGTGCTTGGTGCTGACTTGCAGGCGTGGAAGGCGTATATCGCTGAGAGGGAGCTGGCAACGGCGAAAAAGGCGAAGACCGATGCCCTGCTTACCTACGATGCTTCTGATGCAGTGAACAGTTTTGACGTGACTATTGGCGGCAACACTATGTCTCTTTGGATAGACAGGGAGACAAGGGCTGACTACAGGTCGAGCATCGAGGCGGCAGAGCTGCTTGGCAGGACGGAAGTGAAGCCTGTGTTCGGTGGGCAGGAGGTGACGCTGAGTGTTCAGATGGCTAAGATGGCCTTGGCGCAGGTGCAGTTGTATGCGAATCAATGCTATGGTGTGACAGAAAGACATAAGGCAGCAATACTATTGCTGCAAAGCGTACAGGAGGTGGAGGGGTATGACTTTACGGTTGGGTACCCTGAGAGACTGAGGTTTGAGGTATGAAGAAGGAGGGCTGGTTGCCCTCCTTTTTTGTGCTCGCTGGTAAACCCTTGACGGAAAGGCGGGGGAGGGTATATGGCATATACAACAGGAATGATGAACAAGCGCGTGACGGTTGCTAAGCGCAAGAGTGACGCGGCGGCGACGTTCGGGAAAGCCGGACAGCCGACGTATGAGATAGTCGGGACGTACTGGATGGGCGAGACGTTCACCAAGGGCGTGAAGGCGATGCACGAAGGAGCACTGGACGCCTACGACACGGTGATGTTTCGTTGCCGGTACAGTGCGGCCATCGACCGCTGGTGCCTGCTTCAGTACCACGGGAAATGGTATCAGATAACGTCGTTCAACGAGGACTATCAGGAGAATCAGATACAGATCACGGCCACGGAAATGGCAAACCAAGCGGTAAACATTGTGGAGCCTACGCCGGAGCCAGAGCCCACTCCGAACGAGGGCGAAAATATCGTTGCTGATGAGCAACTCACCAAACAAGTAAATGAACAAAGTTAATAAGGAACTATGAAAAAAAGAAAAGTTGGAATTATTCACTACAACACGCCTGAATTGACTGAGGCGGCGATTTTGTCGCTGCGGAAGCAGACGGGAATGCGGTACAATGTGACGGTTTTTGACAACAGCGACAAAAGGCCGTTCACGGCAAAGATGGATGGCGTGACCGTCATCGACAACACGAAGGGTCAACTGATTGACTTTGAAAAGGAGTTGGCAAAGTTCCCCGACAAATGCTGGGAGTTAGCCCACAAGTCAAACTACGGCAGCGCAAAGCACATGATGAGTGTGCAGAAACTTTGGGAGCTGCTGCCTGACGGGTTTATCTTGATGGAAAGCGACATTCTGCTGACGAAGAATATCAATTTTCTTTGGGATAAGAGATATGCGGCTACAGGAAAGGTGCGGTGGTTCCGTGGACGTACACGCGAGAAAGACCGACTGCTGCCGTTCTTGTGCTATTTGAACGTGCCGAAGCTGACGAATAATGGCGCGAGGTACTTTGACCCCGCAAGGTGTTGGGCATTGTCGCCTGGTGGCATGGCGAATCCTGCTAATTGGTATGACACGGGAGCAAGTCTGTTGGAAGACATCATCAAGACAAAGCCTGCACTGGTGGCACGGCTTTATCGTGACCTTGACCATTATTTCGTTCACTACACGGGCGGATCGTGGCGTCAGAACGACGTGGAGAATCAGAAGGCGTGGTTGGAGGCCAACAAACCGTTGTGGACGATTCCAGATAACAAGGACGTGAAGATATATGTTTGCAGTCATCAGAACTACGAGCCGGTGGTATGCAACCATATATACGAGACGATTGACAGCAGGGATGGTGGGGACGTTTTCAAACCAGCCGGAAAAGCGACTGGCACGGCTGCTGTGCCGGGGCCGTTCTACTCTGAACTGCTGCACATGTACCGTGTGAGCAAGCAGAAGAACTTACCAAAGTACATCGGATTTGTGCAGTACCGCAAGTATTTCTCATTCTTCGACGACCTGCCGGACATTCCCGCTGTGATCGAAAAGCACGGCATGATTACGCCTACGCCTGTTGACTTGAAGATGCCTATGCACCAGCAGTGGGCAACATGGGGAAACATTGAAGACCTCGACATCGCCACCGAGATAGTCAATGAGAAATATCCCGAACTGGCGAAGGCGTGGAATGCGAACCTACAGAAGAAGACCATGCACCCAGGCTCGCTGCATATCATGGCGACTGAGGACTGGAAGAAAATGGTTGCGTGCGCTTGGGACGTTGCGAATGAGTGGCTGCTGCGCATCGGTGGTGACATTGACAAGCGCATCAAGGAGAACCCGTCGAAGTACCACCTCGACGAGATGGAATTCTGCGACCAAGCAAATGAGCGCAGGGTTGGCGGCAATATCTGTGAGCGGATTGTGAGTGCCTGGGCTGACTGCTACCACCCGAATGCGGCTCAGTTCCCGCTGGTGGTGACGGCGGCGAAGATTGCGCCGAACTTTGATAAACCCGACGGAGAACCGTCGGGCACGGTGGCCGCGAAGCCGAGTAAACCCCAGACAACGAAGCGCACGAATAGAAAAGGGAAATAAATATGGCAAATATTTTTTCAAAAGCATTTTGGCAAAAGCGCGAGGTTGTACCGACACCCGCAAGCGGTGTGCCGACGACCAGCACGGAGCAAGGGGCGAAGGTCACGGGCGGCTCTTACTCTGAGCGCATCGTGTATGCGAACAGCCCTCAGTTGGCGTTGACGGTCTCGGCCGTCTATCGTGCCACAGAACTACGCGCCAAGACGCTCGGCGTGATGCCTGTGCAATACCAGAAGAAGGACAATGAGAAGGGTAACTTTGTGACCGACATGCGCGGACTCGGAAAGCGCATTAACTACCTGCTGCAAGAAGAACCGAACCCGATTATGACAGCCAGCAGCCTGTGGGAGTTGGTGACAATTAACCGACTGATGACGGGGAACGGCTTTGTGTATATCGAGCGCGACCCGATGGGATTCCCGTTGCACTTGTGGCTGGTAAGGCTTGGCTCGTATGACATCATCACGGGCCGTTACAACATCTCGTACCTGAGCGACAACGACTACGTGGAGAAGGTGAACGTGCCGCGTGAAGATGTACTGCACTTTCCGAACACCTTCCGAATGCAAAACGGCTTCTGGGGTGTATCGACCATCCAGTATGCCGCAGAGACATTGAGCCTGAACAAGACGCTGAAGAATCAGAACCTTGAAACAGCTGCAAAGGGCGGTCGCGTGAAGCTGATTATCGGCGAAGAGAAGCCCGCGAGCGGTCAGGGCACACTGGCATTTGGAATGTTCAACAAGGACACGATGGACGACTACGCTAAGGAGTTGCAGCAGAAAATGTATGCTGGTCAGGACATTCTCGCTATCCGAGGACTCGACAAAGTGCAGCCGATTTCTATGTCTGCTGCCGAGATGCAAGCCGTGGAAAGCATGGGACTTTCATACGACGACGTGGCCCGCTTCTGGGGTACGCCTCGCCCGTTGCTCATGCTCGACACGAACAGCCACTACAACGACTATCAGAACGCCACGATGGAGTATCACACCCGAACCATCCTGCCCGACAAGACGGACATGGAAAAAGAGATATTCCGCAAGCTCATCGGTTGGCAGGATTATGGTTTCCGACGAATCCACATCTGCGAAGACCCGCTGATGGTGATGGACCCCGAACGGCGTGCGAAGGTGGCACAGCTGAAGATGCAGGCGGGACTCTGCACCGTGAACGAAGCCCGCCGCGACTTCGATATGCCGGCGGTTGAGGATGGTGACGTGCCAATGGCATCGGCCAACCTCATGACGCTGAAGGCACTCATCGCCAAGAGCGACGCTGCCCAGCAGCTGAAGCCGGGCAACTACACCGTAGGAGAACCGCCAAAGGAGGGCGAGGAAACCGCATAAGATTAGTATAGCAAACCGCATAAGGTTAGTATATCAAACCGCTGCGGTTTAGTATAGAAAACACAAGCGGTTGAGTATAGTAAACCCAAGCGATAAAATATAGCAAAAGTATGACACCGAACCCGACAAAAGAGGAAATCGACGC